ATTTAAAAAACAAAGATGGTTTGCGTGTCAGACTGACATTGGGGGATACCTTTGAAGAGCACATTGGGTATGTAAAACAGATTGCAGAAATGATGGTCAAGGAGAAAAACACATGAGATACGGAATCCTTGATGACGAAGGGCAAGTGGTGCGGTGGGTTTGGCACCCCCCACCCTACCCTCACATAGTCGAGCGCATCAAACGTAAACGTAAACCCAAGTTGGATATATCTAACGTGCAAGATGCACCATTTTAAGGAAAGAGAATGACCCCCGAAGAATTTTACATTAGAGATAGTATTGAGACTGAAGGTATTACCGAAGACTTCATTTGGTACGAATCGGAAATACTACGCAAAGATATGCAGATGTGGGCGCATCGGTTTGAAAAGCTAGTCAAGGTTGCGGAAGCTAGACATAAGGAACACATAAAGATGTTGCAGGATGTCATGCAACAAAACCATCTACTGAAAAAACAGTTGAAGGAAAGAAAATGAAAGCCGACGATATCCAAATCGGTGGTGTGCATTACAAAGAACTAGCAATCCCGCCGTGGGATGTGATGGAAGCAGTATTAACGCACGAGGAATTCATTGGGTTCCTCAAGGGCAACATTATCAAGTACTCGATGCGTCAGGGGCGCAAAGCCGGATCGACTGATGATGCGGAGAAGGCACTACACTACGCCGCCAAATTAAAAGAGGTACAAGGTGAGATTAATCACGATAGACTTTGAGACGTTCTACGATCAGGACTTCAGCTTATCCAAGATAACTACGGAGGAGTATGTTCGTAGCCCACAGTTTGAGGTTATTGGAGTAGGTGTAAAGGTAGACAACGAGCCTACGCAGTGGGCCAGTGGCCCGAGGAAAGAGTTGGGTCAGTGGCTCAAGCAGTTCCCGTTTGCCGAGTCGATGGTGCTTGCCCATAACACAATGTTCGATGGTGCCATCCTCAAGTGGCATTTCGGTATAGATGCGAAGATATGGGCAGACACCTTATGTATGGCACGAGCCATTCATGGCGTGGAGGTAGGTGGTTCGCTCAAGGCATTGGCCGAGCGGTATCAGGTGGGCGCTAAGGGTGATGAAGTTATCCATGCCAAGGGCAAGCGGCGTCTGGACTTTAGCGATGAGGAGTTGTCACGCTACGGAGATTACTGCCTCAATGACGTGGATATAACTTACGAGTTGTTTAGCATCCTGAGCAAGACGTTTCCCCGTGACGAGTTGCGCCTGATTGATCTGACGTTGCGGATGTTCATTGATCCCATCCTAGAAGTGGACGAGGATCTAATGCGTGAGCACCTGCGGGATATACAGCTAGCAAAGCAAGAGCTATTAGATAACACTAAGGCGGAGAAAGCCGAGCTATTATCTAATCCAAAATTCGCTGCGCTGCTCAAAGAGTTTGGGGTCATTCCCCCTACTAAGATAAGCCCAACCACAGGAAAGGAGACGCTCGCACTAGCTAAGAACGACGAGGAGTTCAAGGCACTAGCGGAGCACCCGGACGTACGAGTGCAAGCCCTAGTAGCGGCACGGCTAGGCACTAAGTCTACGTTGGAAGAGACAAGGACCGAGCGGTTCCTAGACATCAGCAGTCGAGGGGCGTTGCCGATTCCGCTGCGCTACTACGCTGCCCACACTGGTCGGTGGGGTGGTGATGACAAGATCAACATGCAGAATCTGCCGAGCCGGGGCGAGCATGGTGGCAAGATCAAGCGTGGGATTCTTGCGCCTGAAGGGTACGTGATGATCGACTCCGACTCTTCGCAGATCGAGGCGAGGACGTTGGCGTGGCTGGCTGGTCAGGATGATCTGTTAACTGCTTTTACTAATGGCGAGGACGTGTACAAAATCATGGCCTCCGCTATCTATAACAAGTCAGTCGAAGAGGTTACGAAGGCCGAGCGGTTCGTCGGTAAGACTACGATTCTTGGTGCGGGTTACGGCATGGGGGCGGCTAAGTTCCAAGCGGCACTCAAGACTACTGGCGTAGAGATCTCCTTGGACGAGGCGCGGCACATCATCAACGTGTATCGAGCCACTAACGACAAGATCGTAGCTCTATGGAGTCAGGCACAAGCTACGCTCAAGGGCATGATCAACGGTGATGAGACTCAGCTAGGTCGAGAAGGGGTGCTTAGGGTATTCAACACGTCCATCCGGTTACCGTCCGGGTTACTCATGCGATACGACGAGTTAAAGGTCGAGCCGGGAGAGAAGGGACCGTCATTCATGTACCGCACCCGCAAGGGATTCACCTATATCTACGGTGGCAAGGTCATTGAGAACGTGTGCCAAGCTGTCGCAAGGTGTATAATCGGTGAGCAAATGTTGCGTATTGCTAAGAGATACCGTGTAGTCATGACAGTTCATGATGCCATCGCATGTATAGCACCAGAAGCAGAGGCCCAAGAAGCTATGGCTTACGTCATGGAGTGTATGCGGTGGACACCCACGTGGGCCGAAGGGCTACCCCTAAATTGTGAAGCCGGGTTTTCCCGTAGATATGGAGAGTGTTAAGTGACGTTACCCGCGTGGTCCTTTAGTAGTATTAAGGCATATGAACAGTGCCCCAAGAAGTTCTATCACCTCAAGGTAGTAAAGGACTATGCGGAGTCAGCCACAGAAGCAACCCTGTACGGGTCGCAGTTCCATGAAGCGGCAGAGTTGTACATCAGGGATGGCACACCCCTGCCCCCACAGTTTAACTATGCGAAGTCAGTACTAGATAACTTCAACCGGATGCCGGGAGAGAAGCTGTGTGAGTACGAGATGGGTTTGACAGAAGACTTGCAACCGTGTGGGTTCAAAGATCCAAACGTGTGGTGGCGGGGCATTGCCGACTTGATCATCCTTGACCGTGACAACGCAGAAGCAAGGGTGGTGGACTACAAGACCGGCAAGTCAACGAAGTACGCCGACAAGGGTCAGCTTGAGTTGATGGCACTAGCAATCTTCAAGCACTTCCCCGAGATCAAGAAGGTTAAGGGTGGCTTGCTATTTGTAGTAGCCAACGCTTTCCTCAAAGACAACTACCACGTGGACCAGCAAGATGTGCGCTGGAGTAAATGGATTGCAGACCGCAAGCGGATGGCCGCATCATATGCCAACGATGTGTGGAACGCGAGGCCGAGTGGGCTGTGCCGTAACCACTGCGTAGTTTTATCTTGCCCCCACAATGGAAGGAATTAGTCATGCCTTACGTTAACAAGCCACGTCCCTACAAGAAAGAGTACGCGCAACAGAAGGAGCGGGGCGAGCATCCCCTGCGGATGGAGCGCCAGAAAGCGCGTCGGATGTACGACGCCGAAGGGATCGACCGCAAAGGTAAGGACATCGACCACAAAGTTTTGTTAAGTAAAGGCGGTAGCAACGACAAAAGTAATCTGCGACTCACCACACCGCACAAAAATCGTAGCCGAAACGGTAAGTAATGCAGATCGTCAGCAACAAACACTTATTACTACAGCTACGTGACCCAACGAAGGTCACGAGTCAGATACCGAAGAGCAAAGACATAGGGAACAATCAAGTGCTAGTTAACTGGGGGCTAGATGAAGCCCGGGCCTTGCGCCAACTAAATATTCGTAACGTGCCAAGTCCCATACTGGGGCAGTACAAATGGCCGGGAATGTACAAGCCGTTTGAGCATCAGAAGACAACGGCATCATTCCTTACGCTTAATTCAAAAGCCTTATGCTTGAACGAGCAAGGTACAGGCAAGACAGGTAGCGTGATCTGGGCTGCTGATTGGCTGATGGAGATTGGCCGAATCAAGCGCGTGTTGGTGATCTGCCCGTTGTCCATCATGGACTCGGCATGGCGAGCTGACTTGTTTAAGTTTGCCATGCACCGTACGGTAGGTATCGCATACGGTAGCGTAACCAAGCGTAAAGCGATCATCAACGGCGATGCGGAGTTCGTCATCATCAACTACGATGGTGTCGAGACTGTCGAGCAGGAGATCGACAAAGGCGGGTTTGATCTGATCGTTGTCGATGAAGCCAACGCCTACAAGAACACTTCGACTAAACGCTGGAAGTGTTTGAATCGTCTGGTCGGTCCTCGCACGTGGCTGTGGATGTTAACCGGTACACCTGCCGCGCAATCTCCAACGGATGCGTATGGTCTGGCAAAGCTGGTCAACCCTCAAGGCGTTCCACGCTTCGCGTCTTCGTTCAAGGAGATGGTGCTACTGAAGGTTTCGCAGTTCCGTTGGATACCCAAGCCGGAAGCTACACAGATCGTAGTACGTGTACTGCAACCGGCGATCCGGTTCAGTAAAGAAGATTGCCTTGATTTACCTGAGATGACCTACGTACGGCGGCAGGTCGAATTGACCGCGCAACAAAAGAAATACTACAAGCTACTCAAGGACAAGCTGATTGTTCAGGCTGGCGGTGAACAGATCACGGCAGTCAACGCGGCAGTGGCAATGTCTAAGTTGCTACAAGTAGCATGTGGTGCTGTTTACACCGACGACGGCGAGATCATCGAGTTTGATATCAAGCATCGTTACAACGTGCTCAAGGAAGTCATCGAGGAATCAAGCCAGAAGGTGCTGATCTTCGTGCCATTTAAAAGCGTGATCGACCTGATATCCGAGAAGTTAACAGCAGACCGTATCTCCAACGAGATCATCCGTGGTGACGTGCCTGTGAATCAACGCACAGATATCTTCAAGCGGTTCCAAGATACACCACACCCAAAGGTTCTAATCATTCAACCCCAGTCAGCGGCACATGGGGTGACCCTAACAGCGGCAAACACCGTAGTATGGTGGGGGCCGACTGCCTCGCTCGAAACGTACGCCCAAGCTAATGCACGAGTCCATCGTGCAGGACAACGGCATCC